TTTAAACATAGCATTGGTCACTTAGCCAACCCCTTCAGATCGGCAAAGTCAGCAGCTATATTCTCAATACCCAAATCTTCTCGGGTTATTTTCTTCGCGTTAAATAGAGCATCCTGGAGTCCTTTCGCCGTATTCCACATTCCATTGCGGAACATCGATGGGAATAAATCAGCAAACTGAGTTATGGTACTGGTAGGTGATCCTAATGCTGTAATGTGTGTTACTGATTTGTAAGCGTTCACAAGGCCGTTACTCTTACCCGTATTAAAATACGCCTGTAGCATATTCATTACTTGCTGCTCATTTTCCGGCGCGAGTTTACCTTCATCCATTAAGCGAGCAACGTGGGTTCCAACATCCTGACTATGCCAATTGCCTCGCATCCTTTCATTAGCCATAGAAAGGTCAGTTACAACGTCCCTTGATCCCTTGTTAAAAAACCGACGATCTGCCATCAACTTTGCTGCATTGTCAATATATTGCAATAAGGCCGTGGGTGTATCCTCGTAATATTGAGCCAAGTCAGCAGTTAGTTTCTTAATACTTCTCTGTTTAAAGTTACCCTGTGGTGAATTGGGGTTACCACTCCGAAGATCACTCAATACCTGATTGAATATCTCGGCCCTAGCAGGTTGCTCCATAGCATCCCAGTCCATGCCCATGCCTTCTGCCTTACGACGACCAGCAATATTTATCTCGCCCCAATCCTTGTCACGATACAATCGATTGAGTAGTCCAGCATAATCACGTATCTTACGTGGCATATACTCCTTTAAATACCCAACCTTAAACCCTTCCTTACCTGCCTTCTGATGAATTTCATCTAATAGACCGCGAACAGCCTTATAAGTGTCCTTCATGTGATAGTCATCGGTGATTTTGGCTATAGTTTCCGCATCACCATTTTTAAACGCCAAATCCAGTTTCTTCTTTGTAACCCTGGGTAGCTTTTTATACTGTTTAAGGAATGGAGCAACCGCAACGTGTGATCGGGCTTGTCCTGTCCCTACTTCATACGCATGAGCGCGAACCGTTTTACCTAATCCCTCGGCCATATTGTCGAGCCTGGTCGATATGGGTTGGATGAATTCGTTAACTAACTGTCCCGTGGCCCGTTTCTTTTCGAGAACATTGCGACCGAATCGCGTTAAGGCACCCGGTTCTTCGTCTAACGATCGGGGATCACCCTTAGTTCCAGTATCTCTAACCTTCTCTTTCCGTATAGGTGGGGGTGAGCTGGCTGGTGCCTTGGTCTTAGGAGTAGTATTAACCGAACCACCTTGCTCTGCTATCTGGCGTTTGATATTATCGACTTCTGCTTGCTGTTTTTGCACTGTGCGACTTGTAGCTCCATTAGCAGTAAGGGCTTTGGGGTTTTCTTTCCTGCGCTTTAATGTTGCTTCTAATCGTGCTTGAGCAATCTCTAGGTCGTGGTTTAAATCTTTATATGAACCCACCTCAAAATCATTAGGATCATAATTTGCAGTCTCAATTTCCCGTTTCTTTTCGAGAATATTGCGACCGGCCCTAGCAATAACACCCGGTTCCCCGTCCAACGACCGAAGTTCCACTGCCTCTTCAAAAACCTTTCTTTGCAAATCGCTATGCCCACGGCCCTTGAGGAATTTAGAAATAGCCTTGGGTGACTTTAATGCTGCGGGAACCACCGCTCCCATAGTGGCATCGAGTGCCAACTGGTTTTTACTGAATTCCTCTTGATCGCCGGATGCGATGTTACCAGCTTGAATAAGGGGATTAGTAGCAGTATTAACCAATGCGCCTGTTAGAGCTTGTTTGCCTAGCGTTTTTAAAACAGTTGCCCCTTTACCACCAGGAACAAAAGTCTCGGGTGTAGCCGACGAACCAGCCAATTGCCCCACTAATGCCACGGAGCCTTCCACGAATCCATCGTAATCCGGCATCCCAGCATACTCACCGGCACGACGGGCTTGTTTAGCTAACCCGTCGATAAGTTCCTTGCGCCGTTGCGGTGTTTTCTCTGCTATGCGAACCTTATCCGCTGCTTGCCTTTCCCTTATTTGATCATCGGTCAGTTCAGGGTAATTAGAAAAGCCGCCGTTCTCCCGGCGAAACAATTCCTGGTCAAACTCATCAATGCGTTTTTGAGCCAGTTGGATTTCATTCTCAGTTCCAATACCCGTCTCTTTCATTTTAGCCACCATACCCGCCGAGGTATTGCTAAAAAAGGATTGACGGGCATTCTGGTAGAACCGCTCACCGTTGTCGGTTTCTTTATCTTTCTTTTCTTCGTACCCCTCCTTGAAGGCACCCTCTATTAACGTGTTTTCCTCGTCGCTCAAACCGTAGCGATCCTTAATACGGCCACGGGTAGCGGGTTCGTCGATGGGCGTTCCAAAAACCTTCGGTTCCTCAATGGGTGTGCCGAATTGTTTGGGTTCCTCAATGGGTGTGCCGAAGTTGGCCATTATTTTTGAGCTAGAGTTCCATCAGCGTTTCGGAATTTAGCACCAGGGGGTAGTGCATCAAATTCCTCCTGAGTGGTAATAGTGGGTAGTTCTTCCTGTTCGGGGGCTATGGCCGTCGCTTCGCTTTGCGTAGCCGGTGTTGCTGTTTTTTCCTTTTTGGTATCCGAGAAAGATTCATACCCCAATGCTTCCAGTGTTCTTTCAAAGGCCGGGTTAATGTCCTGATCGCCGAAACCCAATTTACCCGCTCTCTTACCGGATTTATTACGAGTCCTAGCGTAATACGTTCCCAATGGGGAATCGGGATCAAGAACATCATTGAGTTGTTTTGCTTTTTCTACCGGAGTTAAATCAGCCGTATTGGGTATACGCTCCCACTTATTACCATCATGGAATATCTCAGTTCCACCCGGTAAGGTTTGTGTGGTACCCGACAATTTCTGTAGTTCTTGTTCTATTTTCAATTGTTCCTCGGCGATTGCTTGACGCTGCGCTGCTGTTTTAGCATTAAGCATATTAATCTCGGTTTGCGTTTTGGCTTGATTTAGTTCCGCAAGCGACATCTTTTCCTTTAATGCCAAATCCCTTTCGTCACGACGGCTGGCTGCCACTGTGTTGGTGTTCTCAAAGGCTTGCTGTTTCATATCGAACCGCTGTTTAGCCGCTTCGGCAGCGGCTTGCTGCTGGATATTCATAAATTGCAACACATTCTCAGCACCCACGCCCTTAACACCGGCCTTAGCATCCTCCTCATCCATTCCCTGGGCTACAAAGAAATTGATAGCGGTTGTTTCTCGCTGTTTTTCTTCCTTCTTCTTACGATTACCCTGAATGGCAGCACCTAGCCCCTCGCCAAATCGCTGCAACCCCTGTGCTAGTAGCTGTCCCGAAACGTCCTGCGTTGTAGCCGTTCCACTAAAGTATCTGTTATTTCCGTTTGCGTTAGCCATTACCCGAATATTCCTCCAATAGCCGTACCAGTACCACCCAACAACCCGCCAATTATACCCGCGTTATTGTTTTTCTGATTAATGTCGGCGTTGAGTTTATTAGTTGCCATACTAGATGACAGTCCATTAAAGTCATTCATGAAGTTGGGCCGAGTTGAGTTCTGGTTATTAAAGTTACTCTGACCAAACATACCGCCCGTTGTGGATTGGTTTACTGATTGTCTACCTAGTATCAACTGGGCAGGATCAATAAAGGTGGATAGCTGGTTGTTGATCTTCTGCTGTCCACGGCTAAACTCCCGGTTGGACATCTCACCCGCGAAAGCTCTAGCCCGATCCTGACGTTGACGTATCATCGCATCGGTGTTCAGTATCTCATTACCCACACTCATACCAGATCGTAGCATACCACGGTCATTGTCAGCCTGTCGTGAGAACTGTTGAACATTACGTTGATCCTGTTCGGAGAGTTGACCGTTGAGCTTTAACTCATCACCCGCCATCTTGTAAAGCAACTCATGACCAGCCTCTTGTGGAAGTTGGTTGTTGATAAGCCGGAACAACATTTCGTTCTCGCCCTCAACCATTCCGCGAACCCGACCCTTGTTGTTTTCCACATCGGCCAAGTCCGTCTCGCGTTGCAGTGCGTTAGCCTCAGCGTTCTGAGTATTGATCCTTTTAGTGGCCCGTTCGTTAATATCTAACAAGCCATCCTGATCACCTACACCCTCTAACAACCCCTGTTGCTTTGACAGTTCGTTAGCGGTCATTTGTGGGTTGGTTTTTCTGTCTAGCTCTACCAACGCTGGAACATAATCAATGAGTGACTGCATTGAATCCCTGTTAATAGCATTGTAATCATCACGGGATAAAGCCCCTGAGTCCCCACCGCCAAATATTGCGTCAAATAATCCACTCATAATCTTGTTCCTTTCATAAATAATGTTCCTCTTAATACCCTTTTAAAACCCAACCGATCAGCTACGCTAACGAAAGGGCTAGTGTCCTCTAAAACCGTTTGATACCACTTATGGCCATGGCTGAGCATTTTCCTATCAATCTCATTCAGAACCCGTTTTGTTCTTAAAGCGTTTTGATCACGTGTATCAAACCACCCATGCACTAATGGTATACCACCCATAGAAACGTAACCCGTTATTTTGTCGCCGGTCTTGATCACATGCGTCGGCGCGAATACCGCATGATTATCCGCAGCAGCTTCATGCTGAAGAATGTTGAGCGTGTGGATGTCGTTGATGGGTTGTAAGGTTGTCATTAGATAAATTAGTGGACTAAAGTTTTTAACATTCCCATTGACCAGCTTTGCCCCCCCAATTTCTGAGAAACAATCTGTATACCTATTTCATCTCCCTGTAGTCTTGATCCCAAACTGGTAAAGCCATCCACTGCATAACCAATTGTTCGGGTGCCGTATGTGGACACACCATCAAATGTTGACCATTGTACCGCTAATGGAGGATCAACAAATCTCAAGTAGTGGGTTCCAGACGGTAAGGTTCCCGTTAAATCAATAGCACTGCCTCCTAATGTTTCCGACAATGTAACGGCTGTTGTGGAAACCGACTCGATATAATAAGTATTGCCATTAGTTAGCCCCCCTATTGCCGAATCCCCTTCAACATAAGTGACCGCGTCACCAACCGAAAAATCGGTGTTAACATTCCAATCGGTAGTATCTAATGTCAGGGTTTCGGCACTGTTATCCATCGCTGTTACAGCGCGTTGTGCTAAATTATTTTCTACCCACAATTTAACCTCGACACAGCGGTCATCATACCCCGATACCACCGTTGTAAATCGTGCGGGTATAGTTTTTGCACCTGAGTTGCCAGTTGTCGATGGACTGGTAATGTCCATAACCTTCGTTGTTCCATTGTAAGCTACTGTTGCAGTGCCACTAGCTACCCAGTCACCGATACCATATTGGAATATAGTGTTACCAGTTTCGTCACGCTCTCCCAGTATATTAAATCCAACATCCAATTGATCTACGCCTAGTATAACGTGTCCATCTCCCAACCACTTACCTTCAGCACCACCGCCGGTGTAATCACAGTTATTTGCTTTTACTACCTGGTCGGCACCGATCTCAAATGCATAACCACCCTCAAATTTACAATCAGTAAACGAACAGGTCGTAGCAAAGTTGGTACTTACCTTAATGATAGCTGTTACACTACTGTAGCTGGTAAATTCGGTTTGAAAGAATGACCACCCATGTCCAGCCAAACCACCATCCACAAACTCAACAGCATAATCGTTACCGTGTTCGCTTTCAAATACGCCACCAATCACCAGGTTACGCATGATAGTATTACCCCCATAAGGCGGTGTTGCAACCAACTTAGCGTGTGACCACGTTCCAGCCCATATGTGCCTGTTATCAGCATGTGAGGGTATCGTCGCACCAGAATAACGGGTTTGCACCCCAAATAAAGCGTTGTTGCGAGCATCGTTAGCGAAGGCTACATTTCGCTTATTGTTGCTGATTTTCATGGACAGGAACGTGCTGTTTTGCGCCCCATCCAAGACTAGACCACCCTCGGTATGATTCAGTATTCGAACATGCTCAATGTAGGCTCCACTACTAGCAGCTTGCACAATCATTCCAAATTCAGCAATGTCATTACCATCAATCCTAAGATCGTGAACATGACTATTAGAGGAAACATTTAACCGCGCATCAGCATGGTTAGCTTTTAATACGGAAGCACCGTGCGATTCACCATTCAGGGTTCTTTCGTCCTCTAAGTCAATCAAACCACTATACTCAAAAGTTCCTTCTGGAATAAATATTCTCTTACCAGTGGCTATACACAGATTGATCGTAGCCGTATTATCCGCTGCCGCTGTGGTTACCGCGCCAGCCCACTTAATATTGATAGGGGTATTAAAGGATCTTTTATAGCGAACCCCATTGGCATCGACAATACAAGTAAAGCCATCATCCGCTGTTACGGCATCCGAAGTATCAACAAACAGGGGTGGCCCAAAGTCACCGTCACCATCCGTGTAATAACCAGACAGATACACAGCCGTATTATCAGTAAAAGAGTCTGTGTTGTTTCTCAGATCATTTACGTTACCAAAACCACCGGTTAATTCTACTGACAATTCGGTATTAGTAATACTCCCCGGATTCACCTGGAACGTCCCGCCGCCTAAGCGGTTAAGTTTATCGTTAGTGACCTTCTCGTTACTGGTTAAAATAAGATCTGGTGTTCTTGTAATTTCTCCACTCATATTAAACTCTTCCCCCTGCTAAATCCTGTTGTCTTTTAATGTCCAAACTGACGTTCTTGATCTTTACCCGACCATCGTTAACGTCGATTCTAACCTGAAAATAATTACCTGTCCTGTTGATAAGTTGACTCTCGTTAACTATCTGAAATTTGCCCAACTGAATACCCTCCTCGGTCCTGTCGAAATCAACACCCGTTGCACTGTCATTGGGAAATACCGCATAATCATACCGGTAAGGGTCGCCGTGGTACAGGGTAATGCTTGCCGGATCGTAATCGGTCTTACCCCACACTAGATAGGTATAACGATTGGAACTATTGGTGTTAGATGATAGAACCGTATTGAGGCTAGCGGTCGTATCAGTGTAGGTCCAAAGGTCATCCAATTCCCCATCAGTTAACACATACATCTTATAATCGGCATTGAACCGCTCAAGGCTCACATTCAATTTACGGGCTAATTGTTCGACAGCTGCACCCGCAGTTAGACCACGGGTGATCAATGATGATCTTACGCTTTGATAGTCATTGTCCTCGATATCACCATAGCCAATCACATGAAGGTTACCAGCGTTCTTAGCGAACATCATCAGTCGTTGCTCACCCAACCAATCGGTTAGGATCGGCGTTCCAGTATAGTCCATTGTAGGGTGAAAATCCAATGATGCCCAAGCCTGGTTGATTGTATCGTAAACCCCAATCCTGTTAAGGTTAGTGTAGCCGGATAGCAATTCGGTTTCATTCAGGAATGCAGCACGGGTTTCTACCCCCGGCTCGAACTTCATGAACAAATAGTAATACCCATCATAGTAAGCTGCTGCCCATGATGAGGGATCTTTGGCACCGCCCTCTTCAAGTAATGGTTTAATGGGCCAAGATACCGGCTCGCCGGATAGTTCCATGCGTTCCTCGTCCACTTGATTCAACGACCAAACATCACCCACTTGGTCGCAAAACCACAATTGGTTACCCACATTCACTATGGTGTTAGGAGCACCACAACCCACCCGCGAACTGATCTGGCGGGTTCGTATATTGGTGGCCACGTCACCATAGATGTTATCAATTAGAAAAATGCTGTTAGTCAAAAACACCAACATCCCATACTTACCAAATGGGAAGAGTGCTTCGATAACGTCGTCGGTTCCGGCGTTGATACGGACCTCGTTGTCCAGTAGGTAGTAACGATCCGGGTTGCCGATGTCGGAGAAATAAAGCGAATCATCCACGAATACCCACATGCGATTCTGAAAGAAGGTCCCACGTTTGCAGTTGGGTAATGGTAACACGTAGGTCCCATTAGTGTTCGGTGTGAGTTCAGCCCAAGTTCCGCGTGCTTCAGTGTAATCCAATACTGACTGGCCGGTCCCACGAAATAGGAACAGACGGTCAAAGGCTTGAACTAGGTGAGCTTCGGTATCCACACCACCGGGTATGGTTACCTCAAATGGTCGGTTATGCTCACGACCAAACCATGCTGATGTTTCCGTGATAGCTACTGCATACTCATTGCCGTTAGGATTGGAATACCGGCCCGTAGCCATGATATTCTGTGAGGCATTGCTGATGACGCTGCGTGGTCCCCTGACGCTATCCAATATATTCCCGGTGGCTAATCGGCACCATACGAATGTTTCACCGGTTACTGATTGGCCGTTGAGTATAAATTGGGGTTCGACCGGGATAACCCCACCGGATTCATTTCCGGTTACACGCAGTATCAATCCACTCGTAAAACGTAGATACTCAAAACCCTGGGTATAGGGCGTTCCGCTGGTAGCACCACTGTCCACTGTAACACCAGCATCCAACCCGTTGTTAGTCCATGTCCCCGTAAGGGCACCACCACCATTAGTATACTCCCCATCGTAAGGCCAGTTATCCGGGTAGAACCAACTGATAGCGGGATTAGCCGGGCGGGTAACAGCCTCCTTGGTGCGGAACCGCATGTTCTCAGCATAGGATACTACACCCTCACTGAGTTTATCGGGAGAGGTTCGGGCATCCATACCAACAAAACCACCATCACCCACGCGGGTGTAGTTATCGTCCAGTTGACCGTATGATGAAAAGAGGCTCATTCGCTAATTAAATATATTTCAAATTCACAGGCTACGCTGCCAGTTGTAGAACTCACTTTAGCCATAAACCCAATATCACATGGACCAACAAAAGGACCAAAAGGAACGGTTCGACCAAAAAGGTCAGTGGTTCCTCCGGTTAATCCAGACAGAACTGACTTTGCCCTCATGGCCGTATATGGTGCTGCTGTTTCGTCAATGTTCCCTCTGTGGAAAAATATGGCATCTACCGTCTTACCGGAGTCGATGGTGAGATCAGCCAGAAATACATAAGCGGTTTTACCAGCTGGAACACTGAATGAACCAATTTCTGATTGGCTCTTAGGGAATCCGGTTGCGCCAATGGTTGCCCAATCTGTGCCACCCGATCCGTTCTCAATCACAATAGCCGCTGAATGACTGCCAGCAGATGACGAAGCATAAGTGCCGGATTTCGATACCCATGCTCGATATAATCTAGTGAAGGTTGTGGCAGTTACCGCTGATGCGGATGCGCCAGCCGTAGCAAGTGTTTCAGTGACAGCAGCGAAATTCTCATCCAATCCCTCTAATGTCACTTCCCTAGCACCACTCCCCGCTGCGGTATCATTAGCGTTACCACCCGATTTGATTCTTAACGTAGTGGCTGCGGAAGATTGTGGAGTTTGATATACGCCACCTAAACAAATCGGAACATATGAGGTTCCTACTGCCGAGTTTCGTCCAAACTTTTTAACGGTCTCTATACCACCCTGTAATCCTCGCGCTACATCTAACCAAGGGAAGGTTGGTCGAACCAATAAAGCATCGGCATCTAGTCCAAGGCTTTGATTAAGAGGGGAACTTGGTTGCCGGAATGTTCCAAAATAAGTTTGGAGCTGTAGGACAGTTTGTGTTCCAGTCCCATTAACGAAACGAACCCTGAAATACCTGGGTCCTTTTACAGCAGTATGGAACTCATGGACATTGGCGGCGATCACAAATCCCGACGTAGGAAACGTCCTCCAGTTAGTGCCATCCACTGAGAAATCAAAATACAATGTGCCAGCGGTATCACTAAAGCAGGATACCATTACATCGGAACTCTGATTCTGTTCAGCGGTTCCAGTGAATGTAGCGGAAGCACTTAATGGGGTCGTCGTGCTATTAACAGCACTGACAGTTCCATATCCACTATCTTTAAAGTAACTCATATAATCAGCCAGTTGCTCCCATCACTCTTAACCATTAGGGCTTCGTGGTCCAAAAGGCTAATACTAGCTTCCCCATCGATGGTTCCGGCCACTGGGGTTACGGTTAATATACCGCCGGTATTGTTCTTTATAGTGATAATTCCAACATAATCCACGGCTGATGTCAAACTATGTGAACTGCCGGTAGTTACGATGGTCGTAGACGTTAGTTTATCACGGGTTGCCTCGTCCAGTTCAGCTTCGGTAAGGTCAGTGATAGTGTAATCCGCGACCTTGTTAGGTCGGAACTGTTCGGGATTACGGTATGTTTCGGTTATGGGCATTAGTGTTCTTGCATGAAAAGAGGCTCATTGAGATTCTAGGAACCGAATACGCAGTTCGTGGTCATTCACTTTTTCCACCAAGGGCATAAAGTCCCGCTCAGCCATTTCACGGGTATATCGGGTGCCTTGACTGGCATTGGCTTCTAGGACCGCTAATCGACCCTCGGTTTCCTTGGCAAAATTAACAAATTCTTTCATACCCCAAGCAAACATGGGGACGATAATAATTAAGCACAACGTTCCCACGATTGCGGATAGTAGTTTTATGTTTTCTTTATTGTCAGTCATTTTATAGCTTGCCCAAGGTAGAAGCCTAATAGGGCTAGGAATCCTTGACGGATCTCCACGGGGAACAGCACCCCTTCTACGGTTATAAATTCTGTTACCATGCGCTTCCAAAACAACATGCCTTTACTAACTTCCGTTTCCACTATCACCGGTATACCCGCAAATCCCGCGACAATGATTGACGCAAACATAGCCGCTATGAGAAAGTAGATACCCCGGCGCATCCAAGTGCCACCCTTTCCTGCACGTTTAGCCGCTGCGTCCTGGTTAGCGTTGGATAGTATCGACCGTTCCTTGGCTATTTCAAATATCTCCCTTCGTGAATCCGCGAATTGACGGAACACGAATCCAACACCACTGGTTACCAGCGGTATCAGAGCTTCCAATGTGAGGCTTTCAATCATGTTTTTTAGGTAAGACCCGTTTACCGGCCTCAATGGTGTGGTCTATGGATTTCCTGTAGGCTCCACGGACCTTACTGTTAAAATGTGAACCACCAAAAATACCAATGAGAAACGAAACGAATGGGTGAGAAATAAATTCCCATCCAAAATCCATCCAACTACGGATACCTTCTTGTAGTCCTTCTCGCGTGATTGCTAGTAGTTCGATCATAGTGTTATATTGGTTCCGTCATAATTGAGTGTATATACCCCACCGGATTCGGTGAGTGTCAGAGTCGTAGGAGGGCTGGCTTTCACGTATGGCACTATGACAATGTCGAACGTGCCTGTGGATTTGAGACGGAAGATGTATTGTTCCTCGCTGTAGGTTCCACCGTTCTCAGCCACCCATAGTGTTTTCATGGCTGACGTTCCGACGTTATGCTCAAAATGTTGGATGATGTAATCCGTGGCAGCATCGGCTATAACAAACACCGTAAAATCTGCCACCCATTGTCCTGTAAATTCAAACTTATGAATACCTGCTGCTAACGAGTATTCGGTAGCGGTCCCTGTGCTAGTGTTGAGCGTTCCGGCTGGTGGCGTATTGTTGCCATCGGGTGTAACCACTGCACCAGATGCCATGAAGTTATACGAGGCTATCTTACTATCAGCAATCCAGTCACCACCCCAATCATCCTCTACACGATAAATTACTGTGGAATCCTCTATCTCATTGTAGCGTGTGATGCGTCTCGTTTGCGTATCCGTATCCGCTCCGTCCGTATATTGTATCTGTGTCTCAGCCCACGATGTGTTCACCCCAAAGTTGGATGTGCTAGAAAGAATAGTATCCTGCCCATCTTCATCTCCGAATATATCAGCATCCATGCCGGAATAAGCATTAGTCCATGTCGTAATCTTCGACGATGGCACAACTACATTATGAAAGTAGTTACCAGCTACCCGAGGATCATACTGAGGCCCCCAATCAATCGAGATGGGTGCTCCCATAGCATACAGGGAAAACGATCCTTGATCATGGTGCCTGTGATCTCGGTAATACGTGCCGTGAACAAAGTGCATCACCGACTCTAATGGATCATCCAGATGGTTCCTTAGCACCGTTCCAAATCCATTCCAGAATTTGTCACCCGTGGTCCGAGTGCCGGAAGCAATAGAAGTGTCGTTAATCACCACCGTTGGTCCTAATATATTCTCATGGTATGAACCATTGTCTCGCCATGTTTTTATTAACTCACCAGCAAGTGTGGGATCGGCGGTCTTGAATAGGGTGGCTAGGGTTCCAGTTAAAGCTATACGCTCCGTAGGCCCATCTCCCAATGATACCACTGCCGTTGCCGTTCCATACCGAGCTTCAGTGGGTGTGTGCATTGCCATCAGGTAATCAGCCATGAGTGCCACCTTGGAATTTATGGTTGGTAATTCCCCTGCTCGTTGTAATTGCAGCATCAGGTAAGCCAACGGTTGAAACGAAGCCTCACCCATGTAATGGGGAGCCGATTCATGCACTCCATACGCATTCACTGTGCTCTCAATACTGGCGTCCAATACCGTCTTAATCTCTGTGAGGTCGATAGTCTGCGCACCGTCAATAAGGGATGTATATAGAGCGAATCTGTCACGTCCTGCCTTGTATTGAACGGGCATATTAGAGGTTCCAAGACTGGAGGTGTATTCATCTTGTAAGGGAACGTGGTCATTATCCTGAAGTAAATTAGTGAATATGCTGGCAGCGTCTAATAAGTCTTGCCGCTGAGCGTCTGTAATCGAACTACCTTGGTATTCATCTAAAGCTAATAGCGTTGTTATAGCAAAGAAATGAGTAGAGATGTTCCGCACTAACTTCCAGTAGGTGTTATTTTCGTCATAGATTCCATAGTAGTTATGGATGCGATTAAAAACGCTAGTGAGCTGAGCCGTAACCGTATTCACTGCTGTTGTTGCATAGGTGGCAGGATCATTTACAGCTTGCCATATGTAGTCGTAACTCGACGCTGTGCTGTGTGCGTCGCCCCATGCACCCGAAGAATTGTTAGCCGATGCTTGCATATCATCCACCCAACTTTGAAATCCTGCATCTGATAGGTAGGCATGGCCAACCGTAGGATCGGTAAGCTCTAGGTTTAGATTCAGCACCTTCGAGAGATTCATTCCCGCATAAAGGGTTTGTTTTTTCTGAATATCCTGAGCCACATTATAAGCTCCTATCTCTGATTTTAGCCCAATGTAAAACCCATAACTCCAGCGGTTAATAGCCCCATAAGTAGCATCTGGCCCGGTTCTCCATATCATGTGCCTCAGCTTTGTTTGTGTGTTACCACCTTCAGAGTGTGGTTCCCAACCAGAATAATGACAACCAATGATTCGGGAAACAGGTCCGTTAAATAGGGCAAGCATATTAGATCCCGCTGCTCCGGCTGTATCAGAGAACATCCAATATGTTCGGCCAGTGTTTGTAGGTGTTCCGGGTGCAGGCCAAGGTCTGAAAAGTCTACGACCATCGTAATCATTATTGATGGTGAATGGCAGGTCTACATACGCCTCTACTGGATTAGCAGTAGACCCATTGGAGAACGTCGTTAAATCAACAGGGTGATAGCCCCAATTTGTGTTATCTGTAGTATGTGGAATATACTGCCCCCGATCAGGAACCAGTCCAGTGTCTAATACTATCTCCCAATACACATCATCATTGCTGTGTGATTCCATCAGCACCACCTCTGGATCATGTGAAAATAGCTGTATACGGGCGTTGTAATAACGATCTGAGGAACCTTGCCGTGTAAACTGTGTATCCACGTCTACCGTCCATCTTAACGGACCTTCCTCTACCCACGTAACATCCCGATTATCGGTTGACGTAGGATCAACCTCACTGTTTGTCAGTTTTACCAGCTTATCCCCTGTCATCGCCCACGTGCCGTCCTGATACTTGAATGCCTGAAGCGGTTGCAGAAACGTCGGACTGGCATCCGCTTTCGGAATGCGAATAGCAGTTGAGCTAGTTTCGAGTAGATGACGGGTAGCTTCATCGGTTCTTGTGATAGGATTGGCGTAGTCATCCAAAGCAGTTTCGCCTGGTATCATCTCCAACTCGATCACCTGATCCGCTGTCATACCACTCTCCAATAGGAGAAGCAGCTTCCCGTCTGCCGCTATCTGGTGAGGGTAATACGTTCCACCCGAATCAATCACATAAAATGGTTCCGAGGGTGTTTGCATATCCAATTCCACCAACTGTTCACGATGGGCAATTCCCAACGGTTCAGTGAGGGTGAACGCAATGTTACCGCGTGTCCGGTTGCGCCCCTCGCTCATATAAGCCGTGGGCGGTATCGCGTGGGCGGTTACGCTCAGTAAGAGCAATGTAATGAAAATTCTCATTAATAAGCGGGCGGCGTTCCTCCCCCGTAGAGGTCGGTGACTTCCGAGGCTGTAACTTCAGAACCAGACATAATTGCAACCTCGTCCACTTCTGCCGTTGCATACGTTCCAACAGTGTTTGCGCCAAATTGAAATGTATCTGATAAGACGTTTATTGTATCTGAGCCAGCAGTGGATGCCGCTGCCACCGATGAGCCATCTATGTAGACATTAATATCCGCTGAAGTAGCTGATGACGGCCACGTAACTACAAAATGATGCCATGACCCGTCCTGATAGCCACTCCCAAAGCTGGCAGTATTTCCCACACCCTGCCTCGCCCACAATACACCATTTTCTAATGATAATTGCTGCATTGAACCGCCTGGAGTATCAATTCCCATTGAGAAAAACCGCTCAGTTCCGGTGCCTGATGCCTTAACCCATCCAGAGATAGTAAAAGCACCCGTTCCTGTATGGACATCATTCGTTGCTCGGCTTAAACTTTCACTATTGGCCGCTACAAAGTTGGCAGCATTACTCAGGACCCCCGTAGAACTGGCAACCGTGTTATTATCCGTCAACGTGAGCGAACCTACACTATCCGAGCGGTTGCCGCTGGCCTCGTTGAAATCATAATAAGTGGTTACCTTTGCCGCCAACGTAGGGTGGTCGCTGATGGTGGTCCAAGGCTCGTAAGCCGGTGGCGTTCCTTCCCCGTAGAGATCGGCGATCTCATCCGTGGACAGGGCCTTGCTCCATATGCCCACCTCGTCGATGAGGCCGTCGAAGTTGTTATCTCCAGTAGCCCAGCCAGCACCTATTTGGAACAACGAAGTATTATCCTGGATTGAGGCGGGAATGGTGCCACCTGCTGTTTGTGTCAACGCCACTCCATTTCGATACATTGTGAGTGATGTGCTGGGCACAAACACCATAACCATGTGATACCATGTGGCTGTTGACGGAACAGCAGTTATCTGTTTGGTATATACAGCAGTTCCATCGCTTGAGACATAGCCCTCCTGCTGATCCACAGCATCAATATGCATTTGATACGACCTTAAATTGCCTGCGGTTATGTATTTTCCAGCAATTCCCATTACGTTTAAACTCTCAATATTCACCCAAGCAGATATACTTACCGCGCCTGTAATTGACAGGGATGCATTGTCGGCAATAGATAAATACTCCGAGTTGTCTCTCTCAAAATCAGCCGCATTACCAAGTTTTCCGGCTGCCGATAACACCGTGTTGTTGTCGGTGAGGTCATTGCCCGTTGCTGTGGAATCCACCCGTGTGCCAGATGCCTCATTTAAATTCCAATAGCTCACTAAATTCGTCGTGAGCGTAGGGTGGTCGCTGATGGTAGTCCAACCCGCGTTCTTCCGAGCAATAACACTATGAAACTGTGTGTTGGCCAACAGGATAGCTGGCAGCAATAAACTAGCTATTAAAAGGTTTCTCATAATTACGGTCCTCCATCAGTCCAGGAGTTGCTGGCACAATACCAGCCTGTAGCGTCGTAGTAGGTGGCTGTGATGATGTCTCCGGCTGTAGAGGTGTTGGTTGCTTTGTCTCCGTCATCTAGGGCGGTTCCGTCCAAATACATGAGGTCAGAAGCGTTGGTGTCCAATGATACCGCAATGGCCCCTATCGTAATAATCGTGTAGCTGGCTCCGTCTGATACGGCTGGCAATGTAAGGGTGGCTGCACTCGTTACGTAATGCACCGATCCATATCCTTCTCCCGTTGTCTCATCAAAGGACAGGGTGTGTGAAGCTGCATGTTTCTCTTCGTAGGTGGACACACCCACTAAAGGCTCGTTACCAAACACCTCCCATGTATTCGTGGTATCACTATGCCAGACCGTAATGATTTTACCCGTTACAGATAAAGCCGCGGTGCCGGATATGGTCACTGAAGCCCCTGCCGTAATAGTCACAGCATTCGTCGCATCCGTCAGCATCACCGAGAATATTTCGTTGGCTCCTTCTCCTGAATTGATGGTGATGGTCCTTGCTCCCCCTGAAGCATCGACTTGTAGCAGCTTCCCCGCATGGGTGGCCGTTGCATAGTCAATGTTCGTGCTCACCGCTACAGCATCCCATTGGTCAATTTGCATGGACGACCTCATAGCCGTTACATCAGCGGTTTGAAGAAAGGTGTCTACGCTAGACGAAACCGTCACGTCAGCTCCCACAAGTAAGCTCGGTATGAGAGCCAAGATTAAGAATAGTTTTTTCATGGTTGTAAGTAGTATTCGGTTCCGCCTGGTTGCAAGTAATAGTCTACGCCTCCTGGCTGTAAATAAGCATTCACTGGGCCTGCCGCTGCTGTTCCTTCGTCTGTTACTAACGTGCTCACGATGGGCCTCGCTAATGGTCTAGCTAGGTGTCTGGCCGTCTGACCTATCAGGACGCCTCCTACGCCCAATAGCAGGGCTACAATCAATGCTTTGCGTTTCATTATCGTTCTTCCCTGACCACGTAGTCAATGTCGGGTGAAGTGGAACTGGCCAAAGTAATACGGATGGATGATCCGGGCACACCATCGAAGGAAAAACCATCATCATCGGTATAAGAGATCGCACCGGATGTGTTCTTAAAAGCCACATAGGTATCGCCCACTAGATAAAATACGGTTACCGTGCCACCACCAAAGTCACCGGAGAAACCAATGGAACCTTTCGTGCCCGGTCGCCAGTCAATATCCGTGTTACCATCAGCGGTTAAAGTCCCGGCTGCGTTAGCTGCCCATACCGCTAGGGGTATGCTGACGGCTAGTGTTAATACTGCTAAAAGTTTTAATTGTTTCTTCATAAATTTATCCTCCTGATCGGACCCTAACGGGGGGTCGTATTTGTTGATTCTTTTGTCGTTCCCATTTTTCTATTTCCAAGTCCCTTGCCCTATCCGCTTGCCGTCGTAGGATCATAGCCTTATTAGTTTCCCCCTCGGCTTCCCTGATATCAGCCACAACAGAGAGCCGTGCGTGTTCAAATAGGAATGCCGGTATTTCACGGCGATCCCACCATGCGGTTTCGGTTACCTCATGACCCAAATTAGAATCCGCCAATGACCGATAGTAATCCAGAGTCGTAGAGTCATAAACCATATCACCGTTGGAATAGGATTCGGCCAACGAATGCTCGATACCATCGAACGGGTAGAACCGCTGCCGATACTTCAGGTATACAGTCGTCGTCGTAGCTAGATCATCCAGTAGATTAAGACCACCGGAATCCTCGGAAAAACCATAGTAAGTGGGCCACCGCTTAACACGCGGGTCATATTTGGAAATGCTGAACAGGTCATACTCAGCGTAGTTATCCAAATTAGCTACCGTATCACTGGTAACGCTCATTAAGGGTGCCCAAGGATAGTATTCCCAACTGGTGCGTAATGCTGAGTTGATGTAGTCCCGTATGGCCAGCGCATCATCATTGAGTAAACGAGCCGGTGTTATCCCCGTTAAACGCGAAATAGCATAGAGCAAATCACGATAGGTCCTTGTTTGGTAGTAAGGGACTACCGCTGTGTTAGTGGCTTCTGTTCCGGTGTATGTGGCCATTAGCTAACTACCAGGGTTTGAGGGTTATCGAAGTTGTAACTGGTTCGCTGCATCCACACGTAGTAGGTTCCAGCGTCCAACATGAAAGTGGCTTGACCACTAGCGTTGGTTGTCAGGGTTCCCGCTACTACATTGGTTCCAGCAACATCGGTCGTGATCCATACTTCAACGCCATCCAGCGGATTCGAGAGGGCATCGGATATTGTAATGACTTCTTCGATGGCACCCGATCCAGTGTTGCTGGTGGCATCGGCCAGTTTCGCGACTGACCCCGCTACTGCTACGGTTTCACCCGTATCATCAGTGGCGAACTGTGCTAAGGCGGCTGTAGTCATGGCTCCCACGGTTACGTTACCACCGGCTGATCCTTGTGCTATCTTTGCTACTGATCCCGCCGCTGCTACCGTTTCACCAGTATCATCGGTTACCATCTCGGCTAAAGCCGCTTGAGTGAATCCACCTACCGTTACGTTACCCGGCGTTAAACCATTAGTAACAGTGGTAACGGTAGGAATGACAGCCCCCGTATGTGTGGCGGCGGCCAGCGTTACGGTGTCCGTAGTGTAGTCAAACGTGAGTCCAGATCCGGTCGCTTTAAAGTCAGCTACACCCGATACTGCTGATCCGGCACATTGAGTGACATCGACCTGGAGTTTATCGGATGAATAGAGTGAATCAAATACATTAGCGGGTAATACCTTGTAGCTATAAACCACATGAAGATGGGTCGCCGGAGCACTAACTGATACAACTAGGTCACCAGCGGTATTCGTATCCGTAGCATCAAGATGCACACGGTAAAATCCATCAGCATCATAACTGATAGCCGTCGAACTATTACGTGCGCCCAAGGCACCACCGTATTTAGCCAGCTTAACGGTCATGGAACCGGCTAATCCGGTTTCGTTGGTTGCAGCATCACTAACATCGACGAATGGGCCAATGTTGATGTAACGTGCCGTGGATTGTCTTAAATCAAAGCTCATGCTAAACTGACGTATTGAAGTTTGTTGCTACCTACGGTGACCACACGACAAGTTAATACCTGTGAACTCGTAATACTGTAGGATTGACTGAAATTGTTCCAAGACGAGTTTGGCTGGAACGTAATAGTATGTCCCGTGTTGTAGGGACGAAATTTAAGATAAGAACCCACCTTATGTTTATCGAGATTACTGATACCAGTTATGCTATATACGGTCTCGCCGTTGTTCTGGATCTTGGTTTGCCCCCACTCGACTTCCAGTGAGGATGAGGTTCCCGAAACGGTCTGTGCGTGCCATAATGCAGCAAAGTCCTCATATAGAGGGAGGGGTAACGTAGAATCCGGGTTATTCAAGTTAATGAACATACTAAACTCATCTGTCGATAAACTAGACACGGACCAATCACGCATCTTGTAGTTGGCCCTGCCGCTAGCGTTAGTATGCTGGTCCTGTATGATACGGGTAGCCGTCTGACCATTACCGTTAATCACAATATTATCCAAGATGTAGTTATCCTGGCAATTGATGTTGCTAAAATTCTTAATCAGTCCACCCCCGTTACCCATGTCACTCGTTCCCATGTCGAACGTAATCTTATTCAGGTAAACGTAATCCATGCCTCCCGATAGCTTGTAGAGTGATTCCGCTTTGGGGATAACACTTAAAAACGCACCACTACTGTCAGTAGGATTCTCGATGGTGATGTTATTGTAAAAGGCGTTAAAGCACTCATACCAAGGGGCAATCCCCGTTTCACCAAAGTTCTCAACTGTGCAGTCAGTGACGGTTTGAAATGTTCCTACCTGATTAAATATATGTATACCACTAAAGGCGTTCTCCGCTGTTGCTAAATCGGATAAGTCTTTCATTACCCCGGATACCGATTGATCCAGACAGTTGAACGTGCAACCGCGAATGATAGAATCCTGATAAAAGGCTAACCCGTTAAAAGTACTGACTAATTGAGACCCAGTCGCATTATCACCACTAAGAGAGTGAGGGGAGTTTTCCACCCCTGCATTAGAGAAATCACTGAACGTGCAGTTCTCAAATTCCACACCCGCCGACATACTGGTGATCGAACTATTGGACTGTGAGAAAACACAATCCACTAGCTTGAACTTACCAGAGAACTCTAATCCACCCCAGTAAGCTATCTCCCCACGGATGTTACGTGCACGAACATTGGTTAACAATATGTTGCGAGCATTAACATCGTTGCCTCTTACTAGCTTCTGGCTAATATCCCACTGGTAACGTAATTCATCGAAGGTATACCACCGCTTCCCCGTTGATACGGGATTGGATGTCATATCAATGTCAACGTCCTTGAGTTCGATATTCTCTACCCCCTCGTCAACGCGCCAGAATGAATACCTTTTGATGCCGTAATACTCGTCGGTTCCACTGGGTCCCTGGTAAATATCGGAATCAACTGCCGGATTCCCTCCAGCGTTTTTCAATACGGTCAGGAAGTCAGTTCCGGGGCGATTAGCCCACAGTCGGCAAGTAAAAAAAGTAGTAGGATTCCCACTGCCATCCACATCACCGTAGATAACAGTATTTGACATATCACCCGTAATGAAGGCTCCTGCGAATGTTTGTCCATTAGTGACTTTTAAATATGATCCATCCCAAGTTACCGCCGGATCGGTGGGGTAAATCAGGTAAGTTCCAGCCGGGCAACGTAAGTTACACTTATTAGCGTTACCCCGAATGGTGGAAAATGCGGATTGGAAAGCGGCCCAACTATTAGTTGCCCCAGTGTTATCGGCTCCGAAATCGGTAACCACATTGTAGTTAGTCTCCGATATAGCGTCCGTAGTCGCACCACCGTATTGCCAATCCGTATAAGTTGCTGTTGCACCAGCGCGGGTTACGGCATCATAATTAGTGACGTAACAGGCCCGGTATTCGTAAGTGGTATTAGCGGTAAGACCTAAATCGATGTAACGATTGGCTTCACGTATCCCTACCCAAATAAAATTAGTGTCAATATCCTGAGCGGCTGCCAGGTTGACGGTTGGCCAAGTGCCATCGGTTGACCGCTGTAAAATACAGGGGTCATTCCATTTACCCGATTCATCCACCCATTCCATATCAATAAACATCCATCCACTGTCACGAATCGTCATCGTGTGAGCGGGGTTGGGTGCGGGTCCGGCATCCGCGAATAGCGTCCGGGCCTTGATAAGATCGGGGGCTAGTATCATAGTATCACTGACGTATGACTACCTCCGGGTTATCTTGCTTGTATTGCTTAATAGTGCTCTCATCTCTCCAATGATAGCGGTCATGCTGTTGGGCGCGGAACCATTGTTCGGCATCGTAGGATGCTACCTTCTGGCCCAGTCCTTCGATCCAACCCGCTGATTGCTGATTGGATATTCCCAGTTCCTTGCTTCTACGCTTCAGATAATCGTAGTTTGATTTGGTCATACCGTTCTTAACAACCTCATAGAAGTATTCCATGAACTTCTTGTGCTGGTATTCCTCTCGCTCTTGTGACTTATCGATTTGTATTAACATAATAGGTAAAGCGGGTGAGGTATTAGCCCCACCCGCTAAAACTGTAATTAAAGCCCTATGGCTTGTTCACTGATGTCCAGTATTTCCAACAGGACAACGATCTCACCAGCGGTAATATCCGCAGGTGCTCCGGTTGCACCTTGGGTCGTGAAGCGCAACATAATGTCGTCTCCAGCGGAACCAAAGGAACCAGCTAACGTGACGGGTGCGGCACCAACAGCGGCGATTTCTACACCAGCCGTTTTAGCGTCCGTTGACGTTAGGAAGTTATTGGGGTCACCATCGGTGCCCAGCTCGTAAGTGAGCGTGCCATCGGTAGCAAAAGCGGTAGTTACGTCGGCAACAGCGCGAGTCACAACATACTTCGTAGGAAGGTCAGAACCAGTAAACTCTACTGATACTGTATCTCCATCGGTCGTCCATGCGGAATCGTTGATGTCAGAGTACTTAACTTTAACTCCGTGGGTGAATGCCGAATTTTCCGGCAGGCGTTTCAGTCTTGAAACTGTAGTTGTTTGATCAGCCATGTTTTAAACCTTTCTATTAGCTGGTTGCAGAGAATTTGCCGAGTGCCAAAGGACTCTTCACGCAAAGTGAGAAAATCATTTTAGCATATCCGCGTTTACCAGCACCCTGATCTTCCAACTCTTTCATCTCAGGAGATGACATATAGAGCAGGTCGATCATGTCTGGATCAATAAGGTAACCACGCGCTTTCGCTTGGTCAGTCAGAGAACCACCGGAAGTCCGTCCATTGAACAACGTAGGAACGACGAAGATTCTACCATAGTCACCCATGTATTCGTCAACCTTGAGCGTAATATTGTGCTCTTTGGCATCCTGGTTAATGGTGTAGGGGTTACCAGCACCACCGCCAACGGAACGCTGTAGGTTGGTAATAGCCGAGCGCAATGCAGGACCAGCTACCAACGTGTAACGTGCCATATCGTTTCCACCTTGTTCAAACAAGGACTGCATAACCCCGTTAAGGTCATCATCAGTGAGTGATCCAGTAGCAGTCGTATTGATGTGTCCAACGGGTGAACGGTAAGCAGCTGGAACCGGGTTAACCGATTGTGCTGCGGTTTGAATCCATGTTCCCAACGCACGAAGTTTAGTAGGATTAGAGGACTGCATTTCCTGATCAGAAGCGATCAGCGATTCCGCATCCCGTTTCATTTCCAAAAAGCAACGACTTTTCGCATAAGCTACTTCGTCCTTAACTCCAGCGGTCTTGGTCTTTTCCTGTTCTTCGGTAACCATCCAAGTCCGACGTAGCTTCTCTTGTTGGTTGCCTACCCGCTCGCGGTTCTTAGCCTTGTTATCAAAGTTAGAAACATCGCTACCCTCTTCTTGTGCGACGAACTCAGGTGTGTCATACGCATCCAAACCCCATTCCGTGAATAGTGCCTGTGGCGCATCTGCCTTACCAGCTAACGTCGTGATAGGCGTCATCTGTGGCTCGTATACTGTTAGTAGGTCCTTGAGGTCCTCTCGGTTGAGAGTGGACCCGTCACCGTATGTAGTGGCTCCTGCCATAATATTATCTCCTCTATTTTAGTTAGTTAGAGCGAAAGAACCTATGTTTAACTGAATAAATCTACCGCTTGCTTGCGGTTGACGTTGCCAGATTTTAGAAGTTTTCTTCGACTTTTACGACTTTGATCCTCAGGGGTGGAGGCTGGTGCTACGGTTCCGGTATCAGCGGGGGCTTTCGGTGGCGTGCTTTTGATTACGGTTTTCTTGGCCGTTTTCTTTTTAGCTTCCGCTTGTTCAGCATCAATCGCCATTTTACCACGGACCATGAGTGCTACTGCCGCTTTAGCGTCCGGGATCTTTGAGGCTAACTCAGTATAGATCGGTTGCTTTAGCGTGGCTTGTGCCAACTCATAATACGGATCTTCCGGGTCGGAAAAGAACGGTAGACTGTCTACGGCTTCATTTGCTTTGGATTGTTCAGCTACAAAGTTCTTCCGTTTTGGTATTGCTCTTAACGTCTGGCGTGCGTTTTTACGGATGTTAATCAGATCACTCTTGCTTAACTCCTTATCGCCAACCTTCCAGTAAGCATCCCCATCACTGTTATATTCCGGTTCCTCATCCAGTATCGCGTCAACCTGGTCCTCTGCATCTAGTGCATCCTGTTCCAGTTTCTCCAATGCTTTCACATCGGTGATAGTTTCAACGGTCGCTACCTTTTGTGGCTCATCCGATACCTCTTGTAGTTTAGCTTCCAGCGCAGCAATCTTTTCCTCGGCTTCCTTGCGTTGAGCCGTGATCTTATTGATACGCTTTTTAAACCACTCAGGTTCATTGTCGTCTTTCAAAGAACTTTCTTCTTCTTCTTCGGTTGATTCGGTTTCCTCGGTTTCCTCGGTTGCCTCCTCAACTTCTGGCTCGGTTTCCTCCTCCGTTATACTAGCGGGTTCCTCGACTTCATCGTCGCTAGTATCCGGGGTCTCTTCCGGTGCGTCTTGTGGAGTGCTTATTGAGAACATTGTCTCAACATCTTTTACACTCTTATTTCCCGTGGGTTTACTTGAGACTTCCACGTTTGTCTCGCCCGTCGCTTCTGGTGCGGCGTCAACCATAGTTTCGTTTTCCATACCCTGACTTTAGGTGTCAGTAACCTGTGTTGCGTTAGTTATCGTTTGATCGGCAAATTCAGCAGCACCAAGAAATTTATCCTGATCCTTTTGGGTTATCCCCGGCTGACATGCCTCTCTGTAAAAACGGTCCCTGCCCTCACGCATGAGGTCTAAAAATACTTCAAATTCTGGATTCACCTGGAGTTTCATCAGCGCATCTTTCAGTTGCGTCTGTGTCTCTTTCAGGGTTCGGCGATATCGATTGCGTTTCATCATCGTGCGTTCATGTTACCGGGGTTAGTTCCCAGTCTACCTATCTGTGCGTTCTCACGCTGCTGATCGATAAACTCCAATTGCTTCATGTGTTTCTCCAGTCGCATCTTGAACGGATCTTCCTCGTTCTGTAATCGAGCCTGGATGTCGGTAGCCGGTATTTCTTCGGTTCCCTGAACGAATGCATTAACTACCTGCTTGCGGAGTTGGGTGTTAACGCCCTGTTCCGGTAGATCAACATCCATACCGGAGAACATCTGCATCAGCATCTCACGCTCTTGTTTAACCTCGTCCTGGGTGGCCTGTTCTTCCGGCTTAATCATACTCTCAGCCCATGTAGGATCAATGATCTCTACACCTTTCTGAAGGAGTTGATCCCAATCCCCACGACCGTTGCGGTCAGCAGCAGAAAAAAGCTCAATTGCCGCCTTAATCTTCTGTTGTTGTAACTCCGGCTCTTGCGACAGTGCATCAAAATCTAAATAAAAATCGTAATCCTCACCGGGATTCTTGTGAAATTCTTCAGGGGCTACTGTATTTGACCCCATGACTCTAAAAGTAATAACCTCATCACCGTATTGCTGGTATAACCAGAACACCTTACGGTAGACATTACGCCAGCAGCGCAGCCATTTATTGATGTTAGCTTGCTTCTTGGCCCGAACCTCATTGGCGTGTTCCTGATCGGTAGTTAGTCCCACGTAATTACGGGTCAAATCTATCAACCACTCACGCATATCGCGGGATGCGGGATCGAACTTGGGGACATCACCGTAACCAGCTTCACCACGACGGGATACTGGCCACATGGCTCCGGGTCCCCGTTCAGGGACTTGACGGCCAATCACATATTCAAAGGGTGGATCGATGGCTAGTGACTGACGATCAATCTCGCCATCCAGGTAAGCCTTGCCGATCTTCTGAAAATCACCCGCATTATCGGGTATACCACGGGAATTTAAACTCTGACGTGAGGATTTCTCCCGGCAAAAGTCCTCGAAGGGGTAATCACCCTTTAAGCGATACGGGCATAATCCGTGTTTAGCTACTGACGGTCCCTCGCGGGGAGTATATTCCGGGCAGAATATGGTCTCATAGATTCCCAGTATACCATTCTTAATGAGTCGCTGGTAACACCACACCACCTTGATCAACCCATCATCATCACCCTCGTCGAAGTTTACCCCGAACCGATCCCGACTTCTCTCGTAGGATTCCCATTCGGTCGTGTCCATGCCTCGGCATTTATCAATAACCTTCGTTGCCCACCGCTTATCCCAACCATCGTCGTTAGCATACTCCTGTATTTCTTGAGGCGTCTTATATTCCACCCGGAATACAAAAGGTGCGCGTTGGATGTTCGCAGCAGATTTAGGGTAGATAATATCCTCACCCTTTCTGAAAACACGGACACACGGTCGATTGACCGTGAGTCCTTTGCGTGGCAGTTCGGCTTCTCCGGTTTCTCGCAATTCTGTTATCGCTTTGGCGATCTTTGCGTCTCCCGCATCTGGATAATTGCTTTGGAGAAGTTGCCTAAATTCTTCGTCAAACATGGGGTCCATCAATACGGACGGGTCCATACCTTGTTCCATGAGTGATCGTGCTATGTCTTGTAAATCTACCTTTTCAGCCCACTCGGAGCTGCGTCGGTCCCAAAAGGTTCCTACTACCAAACCACCCTTTTCAGCCCAGTAATTAGCCGCTAATTCCACTTCATCCGGTAACTCCGTCATTTGAGATCGGGTCATCCACTTCATGAAGTTAGCTACCAGCTTGGCTCGCAGGGTATCACCACCCTCGACCGGAACACCGATCATACTGGAGCGTCTTTCAGCTTCAGTCAGGTAAGCGGCTTCCGTATTACAAAGGTCATCAATGAGAGGGAACCGGATATCCGAGGCACCCGGCCAAGGGTAAGCATCGTCGCCATTCTTGCGTCCGTCGTCGGATTGACCGACCCATTTACAGAAACGCACGTTGGCGTTCTTAGCCATCTGTTGCCGGTAACCACTGAGGTCCGATACGGTTTCCTCGTAGGTTTCGGTTAACCAGGTAACGTCTGGCTTGCTGTAAAGATATTCCCGTTTCTCGTAGTCCACTCTATATTAAATAATATAAGAGCAAACATTAGCTTATTGAGACTGATGTGTCAAATAGGGTGAAAAACACCCGACTTGACAAGGTGTCAATTTTCTGATTGATTGGTGGTTATAGTTCTTTTTAAGGCGAGGAGTGCCTGGAAACCTCCAGTATTAAAGGCTAACGTCCTCCGATTATAAATCCCAGTGATTCTGACAACTTGAGTGGCTGGGTGTTGCAAAAAACCTAAAGACTAAGGGGCATTCGGCATATGGAGCGAACCTATACGAACTGAGAACAACTCGGTTTGCCTTTTTGCAAGGGGATTTATGATCCCTTCAGATTAAGTAAACTCTTAGTCTTAGATACCTCTATGTCTGCGTGTCTAAAAGTTGCTATTTGGTTGGCCACAGGGCTTCGGCAATAACTTCTGAACAAGATGAATAAAAAAGAATATCAAGCATACTTACTCAGTGATCACTGGAGTAATCAACGTAGAACCGCGTTTTTACATTATGGTAAAGTATGTAATAGATGTGACCGGTTTGCTACTGATGTTCATCACCGCTGTTATAGCCGATTAGGTAGAGAACTAATGTCGGACCTCGAATTACTCTGCCGTAAATGCCATGAAGCGGAACACGCTAAGGATCATCTTAAAAAGAAGAGTAAGGAAAAACCCCGAAAGACCAAAAAAACCCGGATCACACCCAGGGCTTATTGGCAAATGAAGAAGAAGAATGTAGAGAAGTTAGCCGCAGCAACCGGTTATAGCTACGAGTTCCTACATGACCTAAAAATAGGGACGCTTAATCACCTGGCACAGAAATACAAAGTGAAGGTGAAATTTGCCAGATATTAACCTTTTTTACCCCGAATCACTTTACTGTCAACCGGCTCTTTCTTCTTAAACACCCGATCCCACCGGTCAGCCAATTCCTTCTCGGTGCAGTATTTAGTGTTCAGGGGTCGTTGTGTGTCGCCTTTGCCGTTCATTGTCCTATTATTGCGGTATCGGTTCAAATTCGGATTGGTCGATAACGGTCAGTAGTCTTACCCCCTTTTGGGGATACACCGTTACCAGTAGGTTATCACCGTCAATGTCATTAACGGTCACGGGATCAACACGCGGCTCATCATAGGCCACATAACGGAGCCAGATGCCGGGTTGGTTGGGTTGGATAATGGTGGTCATTAAAATAATGTCTGTTGCGCTGTTTCGCGTTTAATGCGTTCACAAGCGGATTTGTAATAGTCCTCGTCTAGTTCACAGGCTGTTAGGTGTAGTCCGGCATAATGACAGGCTATGGCGTGTGAGCCGCTTCCAAGGTGTGTGTCCAGAATAGTGTCGCCTTCCTTCGCGTAGTTGCGTAGGAGCCAGTCGTATAATTCTACTGGCTTTTGTGTCGGGTGAATCTTCTTATTGAGTGCCGAAACCACGAATCCTCCATTTGAGCAAAACTTATATATTTTTGCTATACAGTCAAATGAAGTCCATGCGTATTCGCACTGTGAGTAGTTGCTTGCAAACTTAACCTTATCCCAAATCGCAAATCCCCTTGTCGGTGGTAGGTTAAAATAGTTCCCCCCCCATATAATTTGATTCTTACTTACCCGCGAAAGCTCAATAAAGTATTCTGCTGTCGGCGCTACATCGTTCCAATTTCCTGAATTATAAAGCTCTTGCATTCTATTTGGAGACTTACATCCACCGATTGATAACTTATCACCAATCCCATAAGGCGGGTCCACAATAGCCAGATCAAAGTGCTTGTCAGGATATTCCCGCATCAGATCCATGCAGTCCATATTACGTATGTCTAGTAAGTCTGTTTTCATATTAGTAACACCTCATCTTTCCACCCTCATAACCGTAGGCCCAGGCTGTGATAAAGTCCAAGACCCTACCCCGGTTCGCACCCCAACCGTAATCCACCAGTAGATCCAGTATCTCTTTCGTGGACAACCACTGACAGGCATAATCCTTATAGGGACTCTTGCGCTTTTGACGGACACCATTCACCTTATGGGTGCAGAAGCTACAAAAGAACCGGCGGGATACGTAATCAATAACTCTGCCGGGATTAGCTTCACAGCCAATAAATACCCAGCCCTTATAAGCCAGCCAGTTCAGCAACTCCAGTGTCCGTGGCATTACCCGAAAGTGTACATTCTCACGGGGCCGACTGGAACGATAACGTGTCCGGGGTCCCTCCAGTCGGTAGAGTTGGGCGATACGGTTACCGGTGATGGATTCGCGGGATAGCACTAGTTATCTTCCATTACATAATTCATAATCACAACCAAGCCACATAAAACCATACCCATTGAATGATTGCCATGGATTAATTCTATTATACTCTGAAACGATAGGCAACCTATCACTATGTATGTTAAAAAAGCCTTCATAACTCCTCATCCCCCACCGGGCGTAACTCCAACTTGTCAGCTAGGTCATCACACCCGTGACGTTGTGCCAGTAAATCCAGCTCGTTCACCAGCCGCTTAAAACCAATGGTGGTCGAATAACTACTACTAGCCGTGATGTAATCAAAGATATCTTCCAAGAGAGCACGGTATACCGTCCCCATCTGTGCATCGTCAAAGGAATCTTGTTCCCTCGGTATTTCAAACTGTAGTGATACTGTTGGCATTGTGATAGGCTAGGGGACTTTATAGGGGGTTGTCAAACTTTTTAGTTGACGTGGTTAATGGAGGGGTAGTAGGGTGGATTTATTATGACGAGAGAAGGCATTAACGTGAACCGCATAGTTCTGCGGGAGTGTCCAGAATGCAACGGTGACGGCTATTTTGTCACGCAAAGATGCTGCGGGAACCTTTCGCCATCTGGAGGATGCTGGGGTGGATGCGGGATTCAAGACCAAGAGCCTTGCAGTATATGTGGCAGCTCAGGAACTATCGAAACTTTAGAGCAGAACACTACGTTAATACCCTCTCGGCCCACGCCGACCGGTCGGCACCGTTGACCAATCCACCACACGGGGATTGATCTCTAATAGTATTCTAACACAGTCAATGTAATCCTTCCACACCTCATCGTGGCCACCCTCATCCGTATAATTCTCCATACACTCTATAAGGTTCTCGCACCGATCCGATATGTAAAGGTGGGGCATGTTGGTCGAATCCAACTCCCGTGATTCATCGTAATTGAGAAAATCATTGATGGCCTGGATACCCAATTCGATCTCATTACGCATATCTACACGCTTAGTAATGGGAGTCACATACCGGAGTCCCTCACGCAGTAACTCTTCCAATAACCGGGTATCACCGTCTCTACCGGTATGGGTGGTATTAGCGAACCGCTTATCAATACCCCTCTCAAATATCTCTATACCCGCTTCCATCGCATCCATCTGAGTAGCGTATCGCAATATACCCCATCCTAACGACTTCATAGCATCACCAGCTTTGCCTTTCGGTGATTCATCAGTAATACCCCAAGGACCGTAGCTCCTGTCAGGGAACTCAGCCCATATATAAATGTTAGGCATATCATCATCAATCGATGCCGTTACACCCGCATACAGCCATACCCAGGGCTTCTTACCCGCCGGGTCCAAGGTCTGATAGTGGGTGACCACCATGTTGGGCTTATCAATCCACGGTAAATCCTTATGGGGTATAACATGAACCCGCCGATTGAACTTCGGGAACTTAGTAGTGGAACTCTTAACGCATATCCCATGAGCGCGGGCCAACTGTTCCTCACGGGGTCGTGCCTTCAAATCATCCAGCATATCACCCGGAATGTAAGGATTATCCGCTGTCCAGAAATACCAGATCTTACACCGTTTGCGGTTCTTGCTCAGTTGCTCATAGGGGAGCCATTCGTTCAATAGATGACTCTTACGCCGCTTTAACGTAGTAGCACCCGCATTGATATCGTGTATCAGGCTAGTCCAGCCCTGGAGGGTCGTAAAGGATAACAGTATTCTACCACGGTAATCACTGATACGGAATATCAACGTCTCGAACAGCGATTGGGGTAATTCCTCATCGGCCCATACTATATGAGCCTTCCAACCCTCGGCCACCTGCGGGTCCAGCATATAGGACCGGTAGTTCTGAAAGTGAATAATACTACCCTTGCCAATACCATCACGCGGTGGGAGAATCAACTTACGTCCCGAAAAGCCATTCTTCTGACTATACTGGACTGACCAGTTATCACCCTTGGCCTTGGGTAGCTTCTTATAATGCTCCGGCAGGGCATCCCATATCATACGCTGCTGATCATTGATACTGGATTGCTCATTAACCGACCAACACCGGATTTCCGCTTCGGGGATGTTAATAGCCATGAACACACATAGCCTAGCGCAGAATGTGCTCTTGGAACTCCGGTTCCCACCATATATCACATGAATAGCGTATTTATCCCACTCATCAATAATCGCACGCCACCGCTCAAAGGTCCAGCCATACGCTATCGGATCACGGCTCATAAGGTCCTCACGGGCCTCCTGCCACGCTAGGGCCATCTTTAACGACTCAGTGGGTAGCTGCCACGCTTCACTCTCCGGTATCGGGTAAGCGGATAGAAGATTCCTTTCCCCATCCACCATAGCTTCATAGGGGACCCCAAAGTCTATCGGGACCTCATCGGTGTAGGTTATTTTAGCCATGTAGGGATCTCTTGATAAACTTCACTAATTCGGGATTCGCGGCCAATACCTTGACCATACCACTCGACAACTTACCCACTACAGCCTCTTCAGCCTCACCATCCTCATTCATCTGATACTCATACCATATAGCGTGCATGATCTCATGTAATAGAGTGTCCAGGGTGAATACCGGATCGCGGTGAATACGAATACTGATAATACGCTCGTCCTTCTGGCATTGACCCCATTCATCGTCACAGGATGGGATTTCCTTTTGATACCAGAATATCGAATACTCGTTACCAAGAATGTTGACGTAGGGGATCATGCGGTGATTACCCATCCGTCCTGATAATACGGTTTTGTTTCTGAATGAATCATCTCGCCGATCTTTTCAAAAGCATGGGTCACGAAATCATATTCGCCACAACCACATTTTATGAGGGGAGTGAACCCCGAATCCCTTATATAGAGATCAAGTCCACCGTGATCCATTCTGGCCCCCAAAATGAGATCCGCTTTAATAATTTGAAATTCAGTGTCCCATGAGTCTGTATAGGTCAGCATACCATTGGATAGTTCTAAACTCTTCGTTCTAGTCATCCTATCCTCACATTCTTCCAATTATAGATTCCCACCAATTCCCACTTACCCGCGGAACGCCAACTCGGTTCCACATATAGGTTAGTCTTATAAGGGAAACGATTACGGTCGTTGTAACCCAACTGCAAAATAGCCTCATCCTCCAGTATCTCACCATCCTCATCGAATACTCGTATTAAACGTAACGCCCGGTTGGGAAGGTCCTTCAATACATAAGCCTGATAGCTGTCGTAGTAAACCATATCAACGTGAGCCAATCGCGGGACTCCGGCTGCTATAGCTATCTCCTCCTGCTTGAGTTGTCCTTTTAAACGACGCATCTCGTTGGCCCGACGTATAAGGTCAGCCTTGTGTTCCTTGCTGCCGCTGTTAGCCGCTTTAAGAGCGTCCAGCTTCGCTTCTAGCTGCCTTGCAGTATGCTCCAGTTGTTCAGGTATTTGTTCCATTTGCTTTTGGGTGTTGCTATTTTCAATGTAGTTGGGAGTTCATCAATGTTGTCCGTGATCCACCAAAGGTTATCATCCATGCAGTAACATGCCAGAATATCAAAGTTGCGCTTGGGTCCTAGTTTGAATGCTCGTTGTAAGCTTTTGGACCCGGTATCGTAAGTAGAGGGACCACTAGTAGCCTTTACCTGCACCGTCCTGAATTGACCATTAACCACAATAGCGTAATCCACGTCCACCGTGTTGCTACTGCTAGGGACCCAAAAGTCTATACCGCGTTTGAAACACTCCAGTTCAAAGGTCTTCTCGCCGATATCGCCAACTTGATTACAGTGGACTAGTTGTAGTTGTGCCATGGATACTGATTTCTGGTAGAGAAAAATTCTGTGTGGGTTAAGGAATACTAATATAAATACGTGCGGGGATTTCGCGACCCCCTCCTCCCGTCTGCTGTCGAGCGGTGGTTTTTGCGTTGTTTTTGGTGCAATCCATGGGTTCCGGCGGACTAGTCCCTTGCATCCGGTTCCGTAACCGCTTGCACATCAATGATCTCTATATCATCCTCACTTGATTGAATAACAGTCGGTGCATTGTGACCAGTCTTAACACCTGACATTTTTGTCATGTATTCCGGTTCACCTGGTTGATCGGTAATTTCTTTTGATGATGCACTGGAAACGAGTTTCACCAGCTCTTCACGTCCCAAGTCCTTCCCGTCAACCGTCACTCCCAGCGTTGCACTCATCCTACTAGGTTTTCCCTTTAAGGTCTGAGCTATCCCAAAGGCCTCTGTAGCGGTTCTAGTCCAGTGATTAGGATTAATGTCCTCCATTCTATCCCCTATCATTGTAAGAGCTTGCAATGCCACCAATTCAGCCTGTTTTACTACGTCATTCTCCCAGTTCCCGGATTCAATGGACGCTAGGGCATTTTGGTTTGCTAGGTTAATGAGTGTCGTTTCGGCTTTGTCGGTTAAGTTGCCCTTCATGTTAACCATTGCATACGAAAGAAAAGGCCTTGTCAAATAGGGTGGTTTTACCAGCCAACCTGGGTGGACCGGGTTGAACCCCAAAATATTATCTACTTTAACTCGTTGTTTTATAGTAGCTTACAATTTACTATTCATATTTTACTTGAGTATCGATCCTTTAGTCGTAAGTTGTAGGCATCATGAAAAACACAAAAGCACAAAAAAGATTCGAGCACTGCGTTAATCTGTGGAGTAAATATCCTCACTATAGAACCAGTGAGACTTCCGACCGATGGGGAGAATTAAAATCAGTATCAGCCATCAAGGACTCCACGCTGCTTTACGCTTCGTTGTCCATCCCTAGTAATTATGCTAAGAAAACACTTAGTGCAAGACCTCCTAGAACTTCGTTTTCATTCTCAAGGACAAGCATTCGCTGATTTAATCACTAACACAAAGAAATCATGAAAACCATCAAATCATACAACCCATCCAGCAAATCAGCTCCCTACTCATTTGAGGGGGACATTTACAAGAACGACAAGATCATCCGTGTAGGAGCAGCTAAACACTATAGGAGGATCGAGAATACGCATCAACTAAAGGCCTGCTTAAGAGCAGGTGAATATGCATGGCCCGGTGGATATCAGCTATTTTTCTATACCTCAGACGGCGGCATTCTATGTTACGAGGCTGTGTTGGATAATCTAGTAAGTGTTTTTGATTCTATCAAAACTGATTGCGACGACGGTTGGAAAATTATAGGCCTAGGCTGTACAAACGAACTGGATGGCCCAGTTTATTGTGATCACACCGGATCAGAGATTTCTTAATTCCCTCAGTTCTCCTTTATTGGAGGACTGCGAGCAGTTAAGCAAACCATTAAGCACAATAACCAATAAAATTATGAAAACCTTACAGCCAATAACCAAGAGATTTGCCAATATGAATCTGGACACTGTTGAAATTCGCAATCGTATGATTGAACTAAATTCTCAATCATCTCTAACTTGTGGCTTTGCAAGTGATTACTACACGATTACTTTTAACGGCAATCCTGAGACAATTGAAACAATTAGAGCTGAGTTTTTTCCTATGGATTCCGGTATCAATCTTTAATCATTAAGCACAATAGAAAATAACATTATGGACAACCTAGAAAAACAATACACCTTATTCTACAGATCGGGCCCCATAGCCAATTGCCAACTATTAGCAGAGAAAGTTGGCCGGATGTTAGATGAGGATTACTTAAATCAATGCTCTATGGAGGAAATTGGGCAATTGAGAGACAATCTAATCGAAGCATATAATAGAAAGTTGATGAAATAGAATTATAGTTTAATTCCCTCAGTTCTCCTTTATTGGAGGACTGCGAGCAGTTAAGCCCTAATTATTAAACACACATAAAGAAAACACATTATGAAAACAATAACACCAACAACGCCCCGTTTATACGTGGGAACTTACGCTAAATATAGCTCTGGATCAATAGCCGGTGCATGGCTGGATCTCGAAGACTATTCCGATAAAGAGGAATTTTATGAAGCCTGCGCGGAACTCCATAAAGATGAGAAAGACCCGGAGTTCATGTTTCAGGACTTTGAGGGCTTCCCTAAAGATCTTTATTCCGAAAGTGAAATAGACGGTGAGATATGGGAATGGATCAATCTTGAGGAGGAGGATCGTAAACTCTGTGCTATGTTCACTGAGGCAACCGGCGCGGATTTACTTGAAGCCTTAGCGAGTTTCCAAGATTCATTTTACGGAACCGCCGATAGCCCAGCTGATTTTGCCGAAAACCTTGCGGAAGAATGCGGGGAAGTTCCAGAAACAGCGTCCTGGATTGTTATCGATTGGGAAGCCTCCTGGAATTGCAATTTGCGGCATGATTTCATTGATGTTTACGATACTGAAACCGGCAGCTATTACTTTTTTAACCGGAACTGGTGAATGACCCACTTCGAATCCCTCTTTAATACCCTGATGTCAGTTATCCTGGCATCGGGGTTTATCACCGTAATACTAATAATAATCATATTATGAAAACAAAAAACGCATTGCATCAATGGCAAACAACCAAAGAACGATTGATTGCTAGGATTAACGAGCAAGAAAGACTGGAGGATAAATACGCAAATCAAGCGCAATACTTGGCTGCTACCTTTCACGGTGAAAGGGCAACGGATTTGAAAGTGGAACTATCGAACCTTATTGCAAAGTGTCCGTTTCAATTAAATTAAACAAAAACCTAGAAAGCAGCAACAGTATGAAGACCATTAAGCACAAACCAACCAACACCAGGGTAATTAAATATCTCAAAAACTACCCAATCCGAACCCAACAATCTCGGATAGAAGGGGCACGTATGCGCGCCCTTGTCGGTCTCACAGTTTCTATCATGTGGATAGGAATCATCGTTCTCATGAGTAGAGCTGTATGAATTAATTAACCAACTAACAAGAAAGCATATAATGAAATACATACAAAGAAAAGGCCAATATTTAGAAACCGTTGACGAGTTTAAAACATTCAAAGAGGCAAGAGAAATGCTTAAAGAATATCAAATGAGTGATCCAACCGGATATTTCTACATTTCTAGCCGTCCCTGCAAAGACTGGAACTAACACAAACCAATAATGAGCCTGAAAAAACCCTTTTTCATAATGTTAGGGTTATCACTAGCCGGTTGTGTGTCTCAGGATGCGCAACCGGTTTCCCTTACTCCTAACAGCTCCATTGGCCTCGAATCAATAGCTGATGCCAGTATTCTAACTCGCGAACGCATCGGCGGTCAGTCCACGTTTGTCACTGGTAACAGTATGAAGCCGATTTTCGGTGAGAGGACCATGCTCATATTCAAACACTCATGGCCTATTAAAAGGGGCCAATTAATAGTCTTTGATTACCAGGGTAACCGGTATTTTCATCAGGTGATTGCCATTGACGGGGATCGCTTTTTAACCAAAGGTATTAACAACGATCAACCCGATCCGTGGATGAGCCGACAGAATTATGTTGGTACCGTTTACTGGGCGGGATGGTTTTAATCAACTAAAAGAAAGCAAAATTATGAAAACAAGCAATTTAAGCGACTACATAGAATGTGCATTATGGTCATCAAGTCATTCTGAAAATGGGGAAGATATTCCATTTGACCAAATGGACGCCTCTCTATCCACCAAAGCTATAAAACAAATGAATGAGGATCTCTCAGGCTTTATGGAATTGGTGACCCTTCTTAGAACTGATGAAAATGAATCTATTTTTCCTTCAGATAGCCAAATAGCACATGATTTTTGGCTAACTAGAAACGGGCATGGTGCTGGATTCTGGGATAGGGAATTAGGAGACTTAGGGGATGAACTAACAGCATTGTGCGAGCATTACGGCCCCTGCGATTTAGAACTGGGGGACGATGGTCTGATTTATTTATTCTAAGCAACGAAAAGCCCGGTGAGATTGACTCCACCGGGCTTTATTGTATCGCAACCCCTTGCGAATAACACCTACTAAAAGGGGCTAGATCGCCATACCTGTCGGTTTACCTCACCCTATGAAAAGTGGTAACAGCAGGAACGAACCGAGCCGGAAAGCTACCGGTAGGACCTCGCCTTCTCTTAACGATATCCAACAGGTGATCATACTCCATAAGACCGCCCTGGGATTGATCGATGCCGCCGTTAAATCCGCGAGTTTCAGCGTCCCAATTCTTAGTGGGTCGTGAATTGAGTAGGAGTAAATCAGCATCCTGTTCGAGCATACCACAAGAGGAAAGATCGGAAGCCCTGGGGATTCGATTCTCCTTCTCGCAATCCCGATTCAATTGGGCTAACATGATCCCGGTGCATTTACTGGACATGATTTGCTGTTTAAATTCCCGACTTACCTCACTGATCCGATCAATTGTGCTATTGTGCCTGCCTTGCGTCATGATGATCTGAGCATAATCGGCGGTGATCAGATCCAATCCATTGACCTGCTGTTCAACTGCCTTGGTCCGTGAGCAAATCTGTTGAATGGTTTTGGCTGTTCTCGAATCGAAAATGAATAGTGATTTATCAAGGTGATCCATGACCCACTCAACACCCTCACGAAATTTCTTTTGTTTCTCATAAAGATCCCGGTCCAGTGTCCAAGAGTTGACTTGGGATTTGATCGACGCGAGGCATTCGATTATCGATTGCCGGGACATTTCGAGAGAGAATAGAACCACCCTTTTGTTGGTCATTAGATTAGCGACCACGCATTGATTCATGAGAGCTGTTTTACCCCTGCTGGGCCTGGCTCCAATCACCACCATCTCAGTTGACGCGTATCCCTTGGCCTTTTCGTCAAGATCAGCAATACCCGACTTGATAAACTTACGAGGGTCCGGCTTTCCCGCCATGATGTCATCAATCATACGCAGGACCGCTTTACCATCCTCGGAGGCATCAGCATCACCACTGCTATTAAGAACGGCCTCGGATTCGGTAACGAAGGGTTGAACCCGATCCACTAGCTCGGCCCAATCATAACCGGGTTGTTTAACGGCCTCACACGCGGCTGTAAGGGAGTGAGTCAAGGTATTGAGTCGATTAAGCTCCCGTAAGCGGCTTAAACTGTGTTCAAAAGCACTGGTTGTTTCAATTTTATCGGTAATAGCGGTGATATCAGCGAAAGAGCACTTTGTTCCCTTGCTACTGATATAGTCAGCTACTAACAGTTCCTCCAGGTCCTCACCTTTCCCGTCAAAATACTCAATAGCTTCCCAACATCGGGCATGAATACCCGGCGTGAAGGAATCGGTAGTGATACCGGCATCGGCAGCTAGAATAAATAGTGAAGGGTCCAGAAATACGGACCCTATCACGATGGTTTCAGCTTCAGTGGAGTGGTGAATCATATTAGTCAGCTTCCCCGTTCTCTAAATAAATGTCAGGTGAGTAAGCAGGATGGCTGACTGTCATCAAATATTTGATCTTATGTCCATTGTCCGTTTCAGCCTCGAAGGTGATTTGACTGCCTTCTTGCTTCGGGGTGGTCTTCACCGTCGAGCTTATCTTTCGACCGTAGCCGTATTCAGCGATTCGGTCGCCTATTTTGAGTGTCATCCAGTTCATAATGTTTAGGTTTCATAAGAAGTTCAATTTCGGTGGTGGTGGTGGTTGATTAGCTTTCTCCTGATCGATCATAGCCATAACCATCTCCCGGCGTTCGCTAAAATCCTCGTCCCATCGTTCCTGATTGAACCAGGTTGACGGATAGGGGATGCTCTTGGTTGGGATCGGGTGCTGTTCTAGTTGCTGCTTATAATCCTCAACTAGTTGCATCACCTGATCGACAGTGAACCCATTACGCTGAATGGCTTTACGTATAGCCTCTTTAGCCTCGCGGGGTGCCAGGTGTCGGGGATACGCCCGGTAGATGGCGTGAAGTTCTTCGGGTGTGGGTGTCATTTTAATCCTATTTCTACTTTTTTGCCACGGGGTGTATTGAGTATATCAAAATGATCTTCCGTTGGTGTTACAAATTCCGTAGTCGTATACCAATCATTTTCAAACTCTTCCAGCACCCACACTGTTGCATCCTTGGGGTATCCCTTTAGTTTTTCAATAAGTTCCTCAACAGTCATACCACTGCCCTCCAAACCCGGTTCGGGTGTCCATTCTCTTCAATGTAATCCACGACCATCAGCTTACCATCTCGGTAAAGATCACTGGTTCGGCGACGAATGGTGTAAAGGTCATCGGCACCGAGAAGTTTTTGCAGTTGCCGGTCGGTATGTCCATTATGGGTGCGTAAAAGGAAGTTGTGAATCCGTTTTGCGGTCTTTAAGTGCGGGTCAATAGCGTTACTTTTCATGGGTGATGTGTTGTTTGGTGTTATAGAGTGCGAGCCGGGCATCCGTGATGAGTGCCCTGAATCGGCGATCCATCACCGACAAACTCTTACATTTACGTGTGGCATACACAAGCGTGGTGTAGTGCCGGTTAAAGATCTTGCCCAAGTCTTCGAGTGTAACCCGGTGATACTTCTCCCGCAGGAGAACCATAGCTATGGCTCTTGCGTCGGATAATTGCCGGTGTTTAGCCTGGCCGAGTATATCCTTGGCCTGAAAGCCGAGAGCATTGGCGATAGTGACGATATCCAACATCATTTGGACGCGATGGGAGGTGGTTCCTGGGCTCATGATATTCCTAATACCCTCCTGATTTGCTCTTTAAATTCCCTGTGACCCATTGTGATGCCTTTCTCGTAAATCTCATAGGCTACATCTTCCCATTCGGGACGCCCTGAAAACCTAAGAGAGGCGAGCACATTGTGTTCAAAGACATCCCCTTCATATCTTTTAAAGCCTAGTTTTTTCATGGATTGATTCGATACCTTCATAATAGTTCCCCCTGTTCTAAATCCTTCTTATCGGATGTCAACGGTTTATACGGCGTATTGAAAAGTTTAGCGCAATCATCGTATCTGATACCCCGCGACTCACAGTAGGTAACTACCCGACCGGGACGACCCTGCCATACTTTTGATAGTGCTTCAGCGGCATCGTAGGCCCATACGGAAAGGCGACCCGATCCGGTGTCATCGCTGTAGCCGATAAAGTATTCTTTTTTGCGTGATGGTTGGATATTCATCGGTATCTATAATAGTGGGCTATGAGGAGCCCATCGGCATCCCCGTGTTGGTTAATGGCCTTGGCGTGCATCGGGTAGAGTTCGATACCCTTCAATTTACTGGCCTTTTTAAGATTAGCGGAGCCTTTAACACCCGGTAGGAGGGCTTTTTGCCAAGTCTTCGAGTCAATGGTCTCATAGGGTATCCCAAGCGATTCCAGGGCAGTTAGTGTGGCTTCATAAGCCCGACCAGCTAATACAGCAGTGTTCACAAACGTCCCGGTGTAGGGTCGCTCGATGTAGGCTTTGGATCGGTTGGAATGGGGTAAGAGGATACTATCCAGTTTAATGAAATCCACCCGCTTAATGAACCCACCTTTCTTGGTGTAGTGTAAGTGCTCCTTCGTCGGCGTGGTCTCAAAAATACTCCCATCGGGGCTAATGATCCCGATGGTGCCGGATGTGCCGTTGTCGATTCCTATTGTTGTCATAGTGCTGTATCCTCTTCCTGTGCCATTATCCAGCCCTTGACGAACTCATTGGATTGTTGGCGGGTTAGCATGTGTTTCATGCAATCGTGGTCATAGCCATCCCAATAAGCGGCGTAACCGAGTTGTTCGTGGACGGTCATGCCAACAGCCTCCTTCTAGCATCCTCGTCCATCTCTAGTCCGTATTCCATGTAACACTCATAGATATCCTCATTGGTATCCGCGAGGTTATGGGTTAATACCGCTTCATAGATAGCCGCTTCCACATCGCACTCTTCCTTCTTTTGGATGAGTTCAACGAAATCACTCAATGTCACTTCTTCAAAATAGATAGCGGGTTCATTGTCGGGGAAATACGCTGCTATTTTCTCAGCATCCTCCCGCGAATCGTAGGTCCCCACATTAAGATAGTCGTGGTCCTCTTTATGTATCACTAAGCGATACCGGTATTTACTAGTTTCCAAACTCATCATGTTCCTCCATTAATTTTTCAAGGTTAGCTAACGCACGCCAGGCTACTTTAGTATCGTGCCAGACACCATCGGTATCTTTAGTTCCACACTGTAGTAGGTGACGGGATAGGGCGTCCAGTTCATCACCGGATTTACTACGGTCCCAATGGAGTTCCGTGCCGGGGTTGTGTTGATCGTTACCCATCTTACTACCGTGAGCTACGGCTCGCATTGCACGGGGGAAATAACGCATCACACCGGAGTAGACGGGTTGGGATTTGCGCGGTATGGGATCGGCGTCAGTCCAGTCCCGTTCGTCCACCCAAATGCGGCGTCGGTAATATTCTTGGTTGAAGGTCACCTGGCATCCCTCAGCACTGGTCTTAATCCATCGATCAAGACAAGGTCCACGAAACTCATCTCCAGCTTCAATGGTGTCACCCACCCTCAGACGCACGTATTTAGCTCCATTCTCGTAGTAGATTGTTCTACCCTCGTCATCAGTTATTACTGTCTTCATATCTCTTCCCTTTCCGTTACCACGATGTCCCTTTTGGCCACCCATAATTCGTGCATCGATTCGTCGTATCGCATGACAAAGCATTGGCGCGGTTCAGTGCCTTTTGTCTGGCTTTTGACCATAGATACGAGTACCTTGTAGTCCTCCTCGATCTCCAGATTAAGTGGGACGCAAACCGCTCGCCACATACCCGCATGGGGTCCGCCCAGGATGGTGTATTCGGCCCGTTCCTCGCGCCAGTTCTCAAGTATAGCGAGGTCCTCGCGGTCGATAATTGGTATGCCTTCAAATTGTTCTTTCATATTATAGTGTTGTGGTTGGTTGAAATTAAGGATTCAGGCGACCGCTTTCCCCACATGATGCCATTGTTGTCCTCGTGGTAAATAACGTTATCCTCTGTTGGACCTATATGATCACACTCTGCATAATGGTCTTCGCATACAGGGCAGATTAGATCATCGCAGTACTCGCATTCCCAGCACTCGTCCGCGAAAACGACTTTAGACCAAGCCATCGGAAAGGATATTCCATGCTGTTGCTGCCACTGCCGGAACTTGTCCATTTCCGATGGCTTTAACTCTGTCCATGAAATTGGCCACCCCATTAGTTTTTCTAAGGCCGTGGGGTTTGGGTATACCGAAGTCCAATTCTCCCCGTCTGACCATGCTAGATAAGTCGCAATCCGCTGGCTGAATTTCGCTCCGTGACTCGCCCCCCTGTAGTCTCCCGCTTGGGGCGTAGGCCAAGACCCACATTCGGTCTCGTTTATGCGGCGCACCGACATCCCTAGCTCCGATAATTCCCCATCTAGCATTATACCCCAGCGCGGCCAAGTCTTCGAGGACAACTCCAAGTCCCCTAGTGCGAAGCAAAGGTGAGTTTTCGGCAAAGACAAACTGAGGCCGCATCTCTCCAATGAGTCGCGCATATTCCTTCCATAGTCCCGAACGCTCTCCGGTAATTCCTGCTCCTTTACCCGCCGAACTGATGTCTTGGCAGGGGAATCCTCCGCAAAGAACATCAACTGATCCTCTCCAGGGTTTTCCGTCGAGGGTGCAGACATCGTCCCATATGGGGAAGGCTGGTAAGATTCCGTCCCGTTGTCTGGCGAGTAATACGTCTCTTGGGTATTTCTCGATTTCGCAAGCTCCGACAGGTATGTGTCCAAGCAAAAGGTCTGCGAGGATTCCTCCTCCGGCTCCGGCGAAGAGGTGAAATGTGTTAAGTGCCATGTCATTTTACGTTAGGGAAATAGTTATTGGTCCATTGCCAGTATGAGCATAGCCCCCGAAAGGCTTCATAGTGTCGGTGCATATCCTTGTTCTTATGGATATTAGCCCCGATACGGCCTTCCTCGGTCGTGCTGATTAATACATTAGCACCCACACCTTTCTCCAGAAAGTCCCATCCAAAATGGGCGACACCGTAGCCAGCTATCTGAGCGACATCGGTATTATACTTACCAAACGAAAGTCCGGGTTTAGATTTGCGGGTTTTAAAGTCCACTACCAGCGGTTGACCGTCAATAGTATTACCGATGACATCACACATGCCAGCGTAGCCGACTTCGGGATTGCTCACACAGTGTTCCAGTCTATCAGCTACCCATCCGTTGTCATCGAAGAGTTCCTGAACGGCTTTAACGATTGCGTGATATTCCGCGCTAACGGTGCCATCCATGAACCACTCTTCCAGTGCTTTATGAACGGCGGTGCCATAGGTCGCAGCATCATCGGTCTGTTGGAAGGCAATGGCCTTGACCTTCTTTAACCAATCATCCTTATGTTGCAATTCGGGATTATCCCAAGCTGCTTTCACACACTGTTGGGGCATCCATACATCGTGCAGGTAACCCTTATGGAGTTCCTTGAAGTAGGTGGTCACACTGGGCATGATACAGCGTCCCTCTTTATGTAGCACACGCGCTTGGCGCATACCAAAAACCCCACCTTCGGGGTAGAGAGGAACGGTCTTGCCGTTAGGGAGCAACTCATACCAATGGCCACTGGCCTCCGTGTTGGAGGCAGTGGTATTGGTGAGCCTGGGAGCAGGAGTGAGAGGCATCAGAAGGGCACTTCGTCGTGATCGTCGGAAGGTGAGTCCTCGGCTTCCTGGCGTTGGATCTCAGTGTTAAATTCCGCGATAGCTTCCTGACCATCGGGGACCGCACTGAGCATAGCCTTGGGGACCGGCGAAGGGTCACCGGCCATTTTTGATATCGTGTAGGCATTACCCTTCTTGCCAACCTTATCAATGTTTTCGATATTGACCATAACAGCCTTTCCGATAAGATCGTTCACGCTGCCACCCGCTTCCGGTAGGCTACCAGTAGCCGCCTTAGTGAGTTTGGCGTAATTGGATTTTTCGTGAGTGGAGTAGGCAGATGGAAAGGTCTTAACGAAAAACCATTTGCCGTCCTCGGCTTTAACGCCATAAAACATCTCTACCGCTTGGGCGATCAGTTTAGCGTCAGGATAGTTGGGAGTGTAGTTCTCCAGGAAGTTGTAACCCGCGATAACGGCGACTTGGGGTCCTGTTTCGGGAACCGGGTCGAACTTCCAGTATTTCTCTTGTGTTTTGGGTGCCGCGAGCGGCGGTGCTGTGTTTAGTGACATATGTTTATTGATTATGTATTAACGATGTTACATAGAAAAATGGAGCCCGTAACGTGGGCTAATCGTGTCTCTACTGGAGTCACCCAGCTTGCCAATCCCCCTGAGACAAACAGGGTAGGAGGTCGACTAGCCCCCGACCCTAGCGTGGTGTCGTATTTCCTAGTTGGCAAAATCATAATACGTAACATTTCACCTACCCTATTAGATAGCTACAGCCGAGTGCAAGCTATTTTTTGAGAAATTTAACGGTGAGGGTAATTCGGGAACATGGTCATACTCGCTGAAGGCTATTTCCTTGGAGTGTCCCGCGATCTTACTCGCTATCACATTATCCCACTGCTCCCGCATCTCGACTACACAACGTCGACGTAGAAGGTAGACGGTCTTAGTGTAGCCGGGACCAGCTATATCGCGAACCCACTTGGATAGCTGACGGTTCACGGATGCTTGGCGTTGGAGCGCATCACCCTCTAATACGTATTCCCGTGGTGCTACCAGCTCCTCGTAAAGCTCCCGTGAAATCGGGATCTGGCGTTCCACTCCGGTCTTGGTGTGGTTAGGGTCGATCCAGTATTGATCCCCGTGTTGATGGAGTGCTGATGTTTTGAGGTTGTATATCTCACGATTACGCAACGCACAACGGCGCACTAATAGAAAGGCTAGCCGCATATTACCCGTCAATGTGGTAGCCAACTCGTCAATCCGATTAATTAACTCCACCGGGACCCGCTTGGATTCCTTTGTGTAACGCAGGGGTGCCATTGACATGAAGTAACTCACATCAAAGTCAGCGATACCCTTGTGATGGTAGAACAACATGCACCTCTTGGAAAACACGCTCTGAGCTTGGAGGATGGTGCTGTTGACCGATATTGTCTTAACGGGACGATCCTGACAGTATTTTAATCCGGCCTCATTAATCGCATTGACATAGGTGTTATCCACATTTTTCAGTGCCAGTGAGTGCCGCAGGATGCGCTTCAATGCATTGACGTTCGCTACCCGCGTCTCGTATAAGGCATCCGAAGGACAGGATAGGTAGTATGACTCCAACTGACCAATCGTAAGCCCTTCAGCGGGCTTTAAAGTGGGTTTAATGGTCTCACCGGCCATTAGTCGGTCGCGGATATCGCGAGCACGTTTCCAGGCTTCGGGTCCTTTTTCATGGTGTTCCCCGGTGGATACAATGTGTTCACCCTTCTCGCCGGGAACTTTCCAGCGGCATACTATCTTAGAACCCCGCTTGAATAGATTGTGATTAAGTTTCATACCACCAACGTATGAAACGTCAGGGTAGAATCAACTATAATCTACTAGAATCCGGGATTTTCTCGTTTCTTCTTATCTTCCTTCTCTTTACCCTTGCCCCATTGCCAGTATGCTATCTTACCCACAATAGGAATGGATTTAAGAGTTTCAGAGTGCTTTAATTCAAATTCACCCTGGGTCAAATCGGCTAAATCCTTCCACAGGTCGGTATAGAACTGAAACGGAGGAGCAACGGTATTGACAGCTGCTTGAACTGGTCCCTCTTTTTTACCCTGGTAAATCGTCCACCGCGAAACACCCATTGCTTTTAATGAGTTCTCAATGGCTAAATCAGGGATATTAAAGTCTCTACCAAGCATAAAATCCTTAGCTGCGTCCACCCCCGAGCCTAACGTAATCCAATAAGTTCCTAGCACAGCTAAGTTAGCCGCACCCTTAGCTACGTTACCCTTGCGCATTTCCGCGAAAGATTCTCGTCTTAACGCATCAAACTGCCTAATCGTAAAACTCTTTAGCGTGTAAAATATGCGACCGTTAGGACTACTCAAATACTTTTCCGGCATTTCAGCTCGGGTGATTGGTTGAAAGTCGGATATTTGATCGAATAAAGCAAAGCGGACCAACTCATTATTCTTATCTCCACGCGCAAACGCCTTAATGGCTGCTTCTGTATCATTCTTTAAAGCAGGTTTTAGTTGGTTGTATATCTTTTTATAAGTCTTAGTGCCCTTGGGTGCCCTAGCTTGTTTTTGTAATTTGCGAAATGAAGCATTTACAAAAGTTTCCTTTCCCAACCTATCAACATCACTGAACCCTATTGCTTTAAACATAGCATTGGTCACTTTAGCCAACCCCTTCAGATCGGCAAAGTCAGCAGCTATATTCTCAATACCCAAATCTTCTCGGGTTATTTTCTTCGCGTTAAATAGAGCATCCTGGAGTCCTTTCGCCGTATTCCACATTCCATTG